CTTCCGCTCGATGTCCTTCTCCAGCACGGTCATTCGGTTGCCTCCTCTGCGGCCAGCAGCCGGTCGACCTCTTCTGCGACCCGGTTGGTGGCGATAGCGTGGTATCTTTCGTTCAGCTCGAAGCCGATGAAGTTCCGGCCGGTTCTCATGCAGGCCACGGCGGTGGTGCCGCTCCCCATGAAGGTGTCGAGAACCACGGCGCCAGGCTCTGTGCTGTTTGTTATCAAGTTTTGCACAATCTCCAAGGGCTTGATTGTAGGGTGCCCGTGTAGTTTTTTGTCTGCTGTATTCTTCGGGGTCACGTAGTACGTGCGTTTTGTCCAGTAGTCCCCGTAGACTTTTACTCCCTTTTCCCTAAAGAATAGGATATACTCGGTGTCGGTCAGGTACTTATTCCCACAGGCTGGGACGGGGTTGCTTTTATGCCAGGCCAGAAGGTTCCAGTTGCATCTTCGTCGGGTCACGAAGTAATCCAGAAGTGGTAGCAGCTGCTTCTGGCTACAGAAAAGGTAGATGTTTATCCTCTTCAGCACTCGGCACAGCTCGTCGAGGACCTCTTCGCAGAAGCCGTCCGCCATTGGTTCCAGCTCTTTCGTGTACTGCTTGTCTGGTTGGGCATAGAGCCCTGCGCCTCGGGTTTCTATCAGGTAGGGCGGATCGGTCACGACCAGATCAACGGACCTGTCCGGGATGGTCTTCATGCCCTCCAGGCAGTCCGCGTTGTCGATGTAGTTCAATCGCATGCTTTCGCCCCCAGAAGGTGGTCGACCATCTTGGCGTAGCGGTCGCGCTCTGCTTTCAGCCGTTCCAGCTGCCCCACAGCCTCGACCAGGTGCTTCTCGTAGATGGGCTCCCGTGCCGAGGGCAGGGTTTCGATGCCCAAGGAGAACAGAAGCGCTCGGTCGACGGCTTTCATCTCCTCCTCGGAGACCTCACCGCAGAAGTCCCCGATGAGCTCCTTGGAGATGTGGTCGATGTGCTCGCAGATTGCCGTGGAGCATCGGCCCGTGGCGGTGATGACCGCGTGGGTCGGCATATCCTTTTTGGGCGCGGTTGTCAAGTAGACCACCTCGACCACCGTGCTCGTGCCGTTCAGTGCGTTGTTGCTCACGATGATGCCGGGGCGGGCCTTTGCGGTCTCCGAGCCCACGGTCTCGTGGCGTTGGATAAAGTAAATTTCTCCTCTTTTCATTCTTCTGTCATCCTTTCGTATACTCTTTGTTGCCCATAGGGTCGGACCACTCTGCGGTCGTCCTTGGGGCGTTTCCATTCGGGCATCCCTGCCAGGATGTCCCGGATCTCTTTGGAGGCGTATCTGTCCATTTTATCGGGGTTGCCACCGAGCGCCTCAGCCCAGATCTCCAGGGTGCAGACGGTTGTCCGCTCGGTCGTGCCCTCGGCTCCGCTCTCCAGCCATGTGCGGCGGGTGTAGAGGTCCATGTCCTCCCAGCCGTTCGGGAGCCTGCGGTCGAGGTAGTCGGCCACGATGCCCGCGCGAGGGTTCTCCTCCTCGTAGGCTTCCTGGACCTCTCGGGCCATCTTTTCCAGGCTCCGAGGAAGGAAGAGCTTCTCGCCCTTCTTGTAGATCTCCACAGCCTCCGCCCAGATGAGGCGGACGGTCTCGGGAGTCAAGTCATCCCACAGGTCGCGCGTCGGCTCGTTCGGGGTGTCCACAATCCAGAAGCGGCGGTTCCCCGTCGTGTCTCGGAGGAATTGGGACTCGTTCGTGGTGCCGATGAAGATGCACTGACGAGGGAATTCCTGCGTCCGTCGCCCATAGGCTGGACGGAAGCGGTCGGTCTGCTTCGAAACGTAGAGCTTGATGGTCTCCGCCTCGGCCTTCCTCATCCCAGCGAGTTCTCCGACCTCCATGATCCAGACGCCCAGCACCTGCTCGTAGGCTTCCTTTCCTTGCAAGGTGCTGAAGGTGTCGCTGTACCATTGCCCGCCGAGCTTTCCGATGATGGCGCTCTTGCCGATGCCTTGCCGCCCTCGGAGGGTCAGCATATAGTCGAATTTACAGCCAGGCTTGAAGATTCGAGCCACAGCGGCCACCAGGGTCTTCCGTGTGACGGCTCTGGTGTATTCGTTGTCATCGGCTCCCATGTAGTCGATGAGCAGGGTGTCCACGCGAGGCACGCCATCCCACTCGCACTCGGTGAGGTATTCCCGCACGGGGTGGAAAGCCGCGCCCGTGGCCACCACGTTGACCGCGTCGAAGATGCGATCCTTCCCGGCGATGCCGTAGGTGCGTTCCAGGTAATAACGGAGAGCCGCATCGTCTGCGTCTGTCCATTGGGTCGAGCCCTTGACCTTCTTCCAGGGCAGCTCCTTCCGTGTGACGATGTTGTGGTCCATCTCGTTGAGGGCGAGACAGCCCGCCAGCTTCGGATCGTTCTGGAGAATCAGCACCACGTTCTCGATGGTCTGCGCCAGGGCTCCCTTTTCGGTGAATTTCAGCCGGGTCTTCCAGTCGTCGGACTTGGTAGGGACATCTGTGTCCTCAGCAAAGTCCTCGGCAAAATCCTCAGCGGCTTCTGCGGCTCGGTCTGCGAGGATCTGCGCCTTGACCTTCCCATCCTCGGCCACCATCTGCGCCATCGCCTTGTAGCTCTTCCGGGAGGTGATGGGTGTGTCCGGGTCGATGCCGTCATCCAGCTCGTGAAATTGGTGAAGCCTCACCAGGTCCCACGCGTTGCACAGCTGACCGCTTGCGGGGTCGGTGGCGTGGTGGCTGTAGCTGAATTTGTCGTCATAGACCACCACGCCCGCCGCCGTGGAGCCTTCGGTGAAGGTGTAGCGGTTCGGCTCATCGCAGGGCTGGTATGACGGGACGAAGGCCTCGATGGCGTCCTGGATGGTATAGGCTCGGCAGAAGGCTCCGACCAGCCCGCCCTTCTCCAGGGGGTCCTTCTGTTTGGCGGCGGTCTTCCGTACAACGTCCGCCACGCGGCTGCTCATTGGCCAGCTTGACACATCGCGCCAGTTATGGTATGTAGCGAGAATCTCATCGGCATCCAGGAAGGGCGCGTCGATCCATTGGAAGAAGTAGGCCCCGTCCTGGCTCGTAGATGGCCAGTACATCATCCGCTGGGGCTGGTAGCTCGTATCGTCGAATTTGTCAATACCGAGGGAATCAGCCACCCGGCGGCCTATTGCTTGGTATTCATCTCCGTCCACGTTCCGGGACAGAGGCACCACCAGGCGGAGCCGAGGCTTCTCTGGTGTGTGCTTGTGTGTCGAGTAGACCGCGGCGGCGTTTCCGTAGATGAGCCCCCAGTCCTCCCAGAGGTGCTCGTCTGCGAAGTCCGCATCCAGGCAGAGGATGGAGCGGTGGCGGATGTCGGAGCGGCTGCCGTCGTTACAGTAGCCACCCACGAAGCCGCCCACGTCCTTGATCTCGCTCTGCTGGTTGCGACCCATGGCCTTGTATTCGGCCACGGTCTCGGGCGTGCGTGTTGTCTTTTCGAGTCGAGCCAGGAGAGCAGACCACTGTGTCGGTCTGTTCTTCCAGGCCTTTGTTTTTCGGCTGTTTCCGAGGGCGATGTCCAGCGCCTTGTCATATTGGACGATCATATACTCGCCCCTCCTTTATAGCATCCAGTCTTCCGTGTCTTCGTGGGTGTCCATCGCTTCCACCATTCCCTGCATACAGTAGACGGCGGGAGGGAGGGCGATGCCGTTGCCCCACATCTTATACTCAGCGGAGTCTGTGTGGAGTTTGTTGTACCAGGTCTCCATCTGCTTGGCGGTGTATTCCTGCACCTTCTTGCCATTGATGGCGGCGTGGGTGTTGCGGACCTCTGCCCAGAATTCCCACTCCGTAGGATCGAAGGGCTTGATGTCTCCCCATCTGTCCGGGAAACCCTGAAGCCGAGCGCACTCGGTCGGGGTGAGGCGGCGGACGATGGTGCGGCCGTTGTAGGCGGCTCTGTCGATGCCGTAAGCAACAACAGGGAGATCTTCCACCACGATGCCCGTGTGGTCTGTGACCCGGTTGTTATGATCCCCCACTAAGGTCGGAGCCGCGTCTCCAAAGCTCCCATCGTCTGCCTTAAATACGACCGATGGCCCCGATGCGGTTCCTCCGCCTGGCGTGGTAAGGGTTGCGGCTTTGTCCTCCGTCTCCAGCTCCTCTGTTCCCTTCTCCCTCTGGATCATCTGCTCCAAGGCATCCTTGAGCATCTTCGGGAGTTTCTTGCCACGGCGCTCCGCTCGTCTCAAAATACCCTCGCACGCCTTCGCGCTCAAATAGTACTTCTCGGGCGCGTTCGCCTCTAAGATCGAGGACAAGGTGGATTCTACGGCGACGTTGGGGGACTCCCCAGTATTGAGCGTCAAAAACGCGGTAAGCAAGGCTCCACCCGTCTCCGACATAACTGTCGGCGTAAGCCCATCCACCCGATGGAATCGGAGGCATAGAGGCGGACGGCTCGACGATTTTGATGAGTTCTTCGAGGACGATGCGGAAGTCCTCGCCTTTGTTGCTTGAGAAGGCTCCGGGCACATTTTCCCAGAGAGCGAAAGTTGGGTATTTTCCATCAGTTGCTTTCCTCATTTCTTTGATGATGCGGACGGCTTCCATGAAGAGCCCGCTTCGTGTGGTTTCTTCGTCTCCGTTGGCTTCATGTTTCAGTCCGGCACGCTTGCCCGCCACGGAGAGGTCTTGGCAAGGGCTGCCGAAGGTGATGATGTCGACGGGCTCAATCTCTGCGCCGCTCACCTTGCTGATGTCTCCGAGGTGCTTCATCTTGGGGAAGCGTGTCCTCGTGACCGCTATGGGATAGGGTTCAACCTCTGCCGCCCATCTCGGCTCGATTCCGCAGAGGCTCCCCGCGAAGGGGAAGCCGCCGGAGCCGTCAAAAAGGGATCCGAGTTTGTAGTTCATTTCGTTGTGAGTCTCCTTGTTTTTTCATAGATTTCCAGAGTATGTTGTCGTGTTTTATAGCATCCACGGCTCCACCCCTTCCTCCGCAGGGCCCGCCCACTGTTCCGCCATGGCTTTGGCAATCCCAGGGAATGTTTTGCTTCGTACTTTTGCGCGCTCATCCGCGGGAAGGCTCAGCGCGTCGGTACACCATTTTGCCTGGCGTTTCCTTCTCCCCGTTTTCTTGTCTACCCACTCGACCCACTCCATTTCCGGGGCCGTCGTTACCACGGGAACGAGAGTTTTCAGCCCTTTCAGCCATAAACATGTCGATTTTGGAAAGTTGTCTCCAAACATCCACGGATGAATTATTTGGGACGGTTTCCGTGGCAGCTGATATGTCTCCGCGAGGTCAGGGAACCATTGTGCCACGTAGTCACCGCTGATGATGCCAACGGGGTTCTCGATGGCTATGCGGTCGCAATCTGCGACCAAAAACGCACAGAAAAATTCCACGCCCCAGCGCTGCCGTCCGTCTGCTCTCTTCTTTTCGAAATGCCGGGCGCCGCTCACGGCCAGGTGGGTACATGGCGGGAAGGCGATGATCATGTCCCACTTGTCCATGATCTCGTGGATCTTGCCGTCGGTGGTTTGGAATGTGCACCGCCCGTTGAGCAGAGGGAGCACGTCCTGCATGATGTGCCACTCAGGATGGCCCCCGGACTGGTCGATGATGTCGCAGCTGTAGGCTTCGTGTCCCAGTCGGCGTAGTTCTTTCGTGACTGCTTGCGATTCCTCGCAGGCAACAAGTATTTTCTGCTTTGCCCGAGTTGGGCGCGGAGGCACCACCTCAAACACTCCTATTTCATGATACTCCGGGAACATCCTCCAGGCTTCGGTTTGCGCTTGTTGCAAGCTCTCCGCCTTTATGGTGGCACCCTTTCGCGGGAGCCCATCGCCGTCTTCATACGCGACCACAGTGTATTTCTTCATAGTCTGTCAATCCTTCATATAAAATTTGGTTGTGTAGCCGTCCCCTCGGAGGAGGAGACCGGGTGCCCACTTAATCGGTCGGCCCATAATCTCGGCCACATCTTCCCAGGCTGTGCCTTCTGGTGCTTCGACCACCACCTCGTCATGGACGTGGAAGACGATGCGGAAGCCCGCCTTTTCGATGCGGAGGAGAGCCACCGCGAGACAATCACGGGCGAAGGCTTGGACGATGTTTTCGACCAGTTTCCCTCCCCAGGTCTCGGTGCGTTCCCACTTGCGTGTGGTTTGGTTCTGTCCCCAGAAGCAGATTTTGCCGTCTTTGTCAAGTTGTGCTCCCCAATAGGTCAGGTAACGACCGCTCGGGAGGCTACAGCGGAGGGCGTCGCGGTCTCGTATGTATCGCACCCCGCAGGGGATTGTAGCGGGTCGGCCAGGGTTCTCCAGCGCCCGCTTGGCGGCGTTCTCGGTGTCTCTCCAGAAGCGTGGGATGGTCGGAGAGGCGGCTCGCCATTGGGTGACGATGGTCTGCATCTCTTCCTCGGTCAGCCCCATCTTGTCAGCCCCGAAGGCTTTCAGGGCACCGACCCCTCCGCCATATCCGCACGCCAGCTCTGCAATCTTTCCCTTCTGCCGTAGGTGTCCATTGACTCCATGCTTCTCCACGGGCACCTTGAACATCTGCGAGGCCGAGGAGCAGTAGATGTCCCCACCTCGGGCGAAGACGTCCATCCGCCACTTTTCTCCTGCCAGGTAGGCGATCACTCGCGCCTCGATGGCGGCATAGTCGGAGACCAGGAAGGTGTGCCCCTCCTTGGCCACGAAGGCGGTTCGGATGAGCTGGCTCAGCACGTCGGGCACGTTGTCGAAGCACATCTCCAGAGCCTCCAGGTCTCTGCTTCTCACCATCTCACGGACGGCTCCGATGTTGTCGAGGTGGTTCTGCGGCAGGTTCTGCACCTGCACCAGACGCCCGGCCCATCTGCCTGTGCGGCCTGCTCCGTAATACTGGAGCAGCCCACGGATGCGGTCGTCCCTACAGGCGGCGGCTTGCATGGCTTGGTACTTCTTCGTGCTCGTCTTGCCGAGGAGCTGGCGGAGCTGGAGGACGCGGCGGATGGTCGGATCCTTGACCTGGGTCTTGAGATCTGAGACCGTGGCCTTGTTGAGGCTCTCCACGTCCACCCCCACTGCGGTCAGCCAGTCCTTGAGCTGTGCCACGCTGTTGGGATTGTCCAGCCCGGTCAGCAGGCGCATCTCGGTGCGGTGGGTCTCCCCGAAGTCCTCGTCCACGTGGACGGCGGCGTCCGCAAAGTCTCGGTCGACCATCACGCCGCCCTCATTGATTCGAGCGTCGAGGCACCAGACTCTCCGCTCCCAGACGGGGACGGGGAAGCACCCCAGGCGTCGATATATCTGCCGCATGGCTACGACATCCCGGTGACCGTACTCGCAGAAATTTGCCCATTTTTCGGGGGCGTGGTGCGGGAGGTTTCGAGTCCTCCCGCCGTTCGCGATGGTTGGCTTGCAGGGCTTGCAGAAGTAGTTGATGAGAGCCGTGCCCGTGTCCAGCTTCTGGTCCGCGATCTGGAGGGCGGCACCGGCCGCCGCCAGGCTCATCGGGAGGCCGTTCATCGCAGCCAGAACCATGGTGTCCGTCCACTCCTCGGGCGGCATATAATGCCCGAAGTGTTTCCCCAGGGCCGTCCGCTCGAAGGCGTTGTTGTGGGCGATCTTGAGAGTCTTGGGGTCCATCAGCCCGTCCTTGATGTCCTGCAGCTCCATCGCCGTATCATAGTCTGGTGGAGTTGTCAAGTCGATGACCCGGACGGGGCCATCTCCCCAGGCGTATTGGATGAGGAGCACCTCGAAGGCCTCGCTCTCCACGTAGGGGTAGAGGCCCGCCGTGCGGATGTCCACGTCGCTGTATGTCTCGATGTCGAGGAAGAGCTCCCGGTCAAAGGATGTCGAATGCATCTGCATCGCCGTCCTTGAAGTCATCATCGAAGTCATCGGCAGAGCCTACGGTGCCGAAGGGTTCACCATCGGACAGCTTCTGGATGGAGAGGAGCCCGGCGCCGATTCCCTTCTTTTTGTTGCTATAGCCGTAGAAATTGATAGAGGCGCGGCCGTAGCATCCACTGTAGACCTCGGCGGGGTCGGTGATCTCGTTCTTGAAGGCGTCAACGATGACGGGCTGATGCTTGGAGCTTGCCGCGATCACCCAGCAGCCCTTGCACTCGGGACCGTAGGGTTCCCCCGTGCTGGGCTTGGTGCCGTCTCCGTCGTGCAGAGGGTGGATAGGATTCGCAGGCAGGGCGCTCGCTCCGTTCTTATTGCAGAAGTTGTCGCGGGCTTCCTTGATGGCGTCGTTGATTTTTTTCAGGGTTGCGGTGTCATTCTTAGGGATCAGCAGGGTGATGCTGTATTTTGCATCCCCTCCGTCCTGGGATGCCTTTGCCTCCCAAATGTTGCAGAAAGAAAAACGGACCTTTCCAGTTACGACTTTAGTAGACATAGTTTTTTAATCTCCTTTTATTCAAAATCATTTTTTGCTTCGGCCAGTCTGTCATAGGCGGGCCGCTTGTCGGTTTCGGGTGCGATGGTCGGAGCACCCGGCGCTCTCTCGATGTGGCCGTCCAGCAGTTCGAAGACCTTCTTGTTTCCGATCTTCTTCCCGAGGGCGGCAGGGCTGAGGAGCTTGGTCTCGGTGTAATCTTCCATGGCGTAGCCCGCCGCGGACAGGGCACCGGCCACCTGGAGCTCGTCGTCCCATTTGCGGTTGCCTTCTCTTCCGGCCACCACTTTGTAGCCGGGGATGTTGATGCCGTCCAGCATATCGTCCAGGGCCTGGGCCTTCACTCGTTTCAGCCAGAGGGTGATGAGGGACTCCATCTCCAGGACCTTGGCCACCTCAAAGGGTGCGAGGCTCTCCACCCCGACGCGGGTGCCGTGGGTCTCCACGTATTCGGTGCAGACCTTGGTCAGCGCTCTGCATTTCCCGGCGTGCGGGCAGAATTTGCAGTGATCGCCGGGCTTGTGGGTGCCCTTCCCCTTGATGGCCATCTCAGCGGTCGGCTTGACCACCTTCTCGGCCCAGAGCAGAAGATCCTCCACCTCGATGTGGTCGGTGCTGATGTTGTCCAGGCGAGGTTGGAAGATGTGCATCTCGACGGTCTTGACGTCGTAGGCGATGCCGTAGTCGTTCAGCGCCCCGAGGGCGTAGAGCTTCATTTGCGGATTATCCACCGCGCTGACCGGGACGCCTTGGCCGTACTTGTAGTCGATGATGGTCATCGTCTCTCCTTGGAGGATGATGGCGTCGCAGGTTCCGAAGCCTTCAGGCACCCAGGGGGAGAAGTCGACCCGCTGCTCCAGGAGGATCGTGGCACCCGCGCCCTTGACCTGCTCGTGGATGTAATCCCGGTAGGCTTGGGCGTGGTCGAGCATTTCTGCGGTGATGCCATCGTCCTGTCCTTTGGTCAGGCTCTCGGTCTTGCTCTTGCCGGAAGCCACCCACTCCGCCACCTCGTGGGCCAGGGTGCCCTCGCGGGTGTGGTCGGTGTCCTGGGCTGGGTAGAGCTCAGCCGCCACGGCCGAGGGAGGGCAGGCCAGCCAGCGGGCGGAGCTCGATGCGCTCAGCAGCGCGTGGTCTCGTTCTGCGTGTCTGTTCATCTCTTCCTCCCGATGATGCTGACCACAATGAGGGTCAGGCAGATGATCGCGGTGATGGTGACTGCGGTGTTCATTCGTTCACCTCCTTCTCCAGAGCGGTCAGCTGTTCCATGACCTCGTCGAGCTTGTCCTCCGGCAGGTCGGTCACGCTGGCGGCGTGGGCCTTAATGATGGCCATCACCTGGTCCTTCTTCTTTGCATTGACCAGGGCGACGACCTTGGTGCGGATCTCGTCCTTCGTCACCTTAGGCGCGGGTTTCTCCTCAGCCTTGGGTGCCTCGGGTTCGGGCTGGGTGATTGCCTGGGGTTTTGCCTCGGGGGCTTTTTGCGTGGGTTTTTCGACCTCTGCGACGGGTGCCGCGAAGGGCGTGCCGTTGCTTTCCAGAGCCGCGAGGATGCGGTCGAGGCGGGTGCGGTCTTCCGCACAGAGTTCGAGGGTCACTTTCATTTCGTTCATGGTTTTTGAGTCCTTTCCTATTAAATAGATTTTTTTGGTGGTTTAGTTGGCGACGAGGATGAGCAGCACGGTCATCACATACAGGGCGGCGGCAACGAAGACAGCCGCGACGCCGTAGCACAGCACCTCGATGGTGGGGCAGATATAGCGGTTCCAGATGCGGGTGGACTTTCTCATTTGTTTTCTTTCCTTTCAAATCGTAGTGTTACCTTGCAGTCGTACTTGTCCGAGAGGATTTCCGAGAGGATCACCTCGATGCGGTGCTTCAGGTCTGCCGGGGGCTTTAGTGGTTGCGTGCTCATGCTGTTCTCCTTTCGCGTGATTCTCACTCACGCCCTCGGGCAAAAAAAATAGCTTCTTTCTCTTGGATGTCGATGCTGAGAAGGTCGCAGAGAATAGCCATTTGAGTCGCCCGGAATTCGGCTCTGTTGTGGATGCAATTGTTCAGGTGCTGCCGAGACAAACCTATTCGCTCCGCGATGTATTGCTTCTTGAGACCTGCCTGAGCGATCCGCTTTTCGAGCAGTTCCGTGTTGGTTCTGGTCATTGTTTCACCTCCTTTGTGTGATTCTCGCTCACGCTCACAAGTACATTATACTCACGTTTCCCGTTTTGTCAAGTCTTTTTTCAAAAAAGTCACAAATATTTTGTTGTTTTTGGCTCACATATGTGGTATAATAAGTTATGTAAACGGAGGTGTACAAAAATGTCAATAGGTGAAAGAATCAAAGCACGTCGGCTGGAGCTTGGGATGACCCAGAGCGAGCTGGCAAAAAAGTTAGGATACACAGACCGGGCTTCTGTTTCTCGTGTGGAGGCTGGGCAGATCAATCTCCCTCAGTCTCGGATCGCGCAGTTCGCAGAGGCTCTTCGTGTCTCTCCGGCCTATATAATGGGTTGGGAAGAAGACAAAAAAAATCCCGCCACAATGGACGGGATGTCGGAAGATCAAAAAAAACTTATGCGCTTTGCGGAGACGGTTCCTGCGGAGAAGGCGGCCCTTCTGCTAAAAGTAATGAAATCAATTCTGGAAGGTGACTGAGGATCTTGGACGCCTCCTCGGGCGTGAGGGATTGGATGAAAGCGACAAGTTCGTCATTCATAGTTGTTTTTTGAATTGCCATTGAGGCAATCTCCTTTCTGGTGAGCACATTATAGCAGATTTTTTGTAAAAGTCAATATGTGTTCACAAAATATTTACAAATGATTGTTGACTTTTTTGTGTCGATTTTTGAAGCAAAAAAAGCGCAGGATTTCGGCTCCTCGGAGTCAATTCTTCGCAAGATTTTTTTTGAAGCAAAAGTCTCACGTCAACGAAACATTATGGAACGCTCGTTCTAAAAATATTATACCAAAAAAATAAAAAATTTCTATAGCAATTTTTCCACAGAGGCATCAAAAAAAGTGGAAAAAACTGTGGAAAGAAGGAGGAAAAGCCATGGTAGTATTACGCGCGGCCTTATATGAGCGCGTGTCGACGGAGGAGCAGGCGAAGTTCGGTTATTCCATCCGCGCGCAGGTCGATGCTCTAAATGAGTATTGCAAAAATAATAACATTAAAATAGTGGATCACTACACAGAGGAAGGCGTGTCTGGTGGTAAGCCATCATTCAAGCGCCCACAGATGGCTCGGCTCCTTGAAGATGTAAAGGAAGGGAAGATTGACGTCATCCTTTTCACAAAGCTGGACCGATGGTTCCGTAACGTCCCGGAGTATTTCAAAGTCCAGGAGATCCTCAATGCCCACAATGTGCGATGGAAGGCGATTCAAGAGGAGCATGACACGACGACGGCCAACGGAGAGATGGCGGTGACGATTGTCCTGGCCTTCGCACAGAACGAACGTAAAAAGACCTCAGAGCGCCTAAAGTTTGTCTTTGCAAACAAGCGAAAAAACAAGGAGGCTTTCTTCGGCCCAAACAGTACGCCCTTCGGTTACTTTGAGGAGCCCGACGAGCAGGGCATCCGTCGCTTGGTGAAGCACCCGGAGCTACAGGATGCCGTGCAGGAGTTTTGGGACCTCACTGTAAAACACCAAAGCGTTTACAAAGCAGGCCGCACTGTAAATCTAAAATATGGTTTAAAACGCACGAAGAAGATGTGGTACCAGACAGCGCACTCGGAGATTTATACGGGGGTGTTCCACGAGGTGGAGGATTATTGCCCCGCATATGTCTCCCGAGAGGATTGGGAGAAAGTCCAGTCTCGGTTTATTAAAAAAACACCGACCGGGCGGGTGTATCTGTTCTCGGGGCTGCTGAGATGCCCTGTGTGTGGTGCGTCGTTGTCTTCGTCCTCTGTGAATCGGAAGTTAAAAGACGGCACGCAGATCGAGTATCACAGTTATAGATGCAAGCAGAAGGCTTTCGGGTTATGCACCTATACGCGCTGTATCTCAGGGCAGAAGGTCGAGGCCTGGCTGCTGGAAAATTTGAGCGCACTACTGGCGGACGAGATCGCCCGCGTGGAGGCTGAGCGGTTAAAGCCGAAGCCAAAGCCGAAGACCGATGTGGCGAAGCTGAAGGAGAAGCTGCGGAAGGTCGACGTCCGGTACATGAACGACACGATCACCGAGCAGGAATATTTTGCCGAAACGGCGGAGATCAAAGCCTTAATCAAAAAAGCAGAGGCTGAGGTGGCGATGACCGTGACCGACGCAGACCGAGACATCTCACATCTGCAAGAGGTGCAGGGCACGGATTTCCGCTCCATTTATGACACTTTGGACAATGAAGACAAGCGCCGCTTCTGGCGTGCTCTGATCCAGGAAATCTACCTGGAAGACAACAAGCCTGCGGGCGTTAAATTTTTTTAGCAAAAGTATGTACTAACGCCTGTCATTCACCGAGCCGGCACCCTCATAGAATGCACGAAAGGGCTTGGTGTCAAAAGCAGTTTTGCGGTTCGGCCGATTTCTCGTTAACGGAGAGAAAAGGAACGGGGAGCGCGCATCGTCAAGCCTTCCCCTGGAAGGGGAAGGGGGACCACCGCAGGTGGGGGATGAGGTTGACCTTTCCTTTTGCAAAACTAACCTTCATTTCGCCAACGGCGAAACATCATAGCCCGTAGGGCTATATCATTTCCGAAGGAAATATCATTTGCCGAAGGCAAACATCATTGCCGCCGCAGGCGGCTTGGGGAAGGGGGACCACCGCAGGTGGTTAAGTGAGACTCTAAAAATTCAAGCCAAGGGCGCTGAATTTTTAGCTAAGTCGAACTTATGCAGAGGCTGGATGAGGTTGATTAAAAGCAAACGATGAAAAGCAGTTTCCTCATTCGTGGCAATCCCCTCCGTCTCTCTCAATGGGACGGCGCGTTTCTCCTTTGGGGGGGGGCGAAGCCCCGTCGGTTCTGCCGACGGGGAGAGGGTTCCCCCGCGGGGGAACCCTCCGTTTTGTTTTCTGTCTGCAGAAAACAAAACCTTCGCCCCCAAACGGGTGCGTCGCTAACTTTTTCATGCGCCACCCCAACGGGAACCCCGCTCCCTTCTCCCATCAACGCACAAAATGAGGGTGCCGACCATCAAAAAAGCCGACACCCTTTGGTGTGTTTATGAATTTTGAGGGAAAACCACCCATCGAAAAACGCAGATTTCACCAAAAAGGTTCTCCTTTGGCGCTTTCCTGTTTTCTTAAAAAGGAAAGGAACGGTCAACCTCATCCCCCGTCTTCGACGGTCCCCCTTCCCCTTCCAGGGGAAGGCTTAATGATGTTCCTCCCCTTTCGTTCTATCTCCATCCGAGAGGAGAAGGTGGAAACGCTAAGCCCCTTTTCTTTCCAAACTTCTTTCATGCATAAAATGAGGGTGTCGGCTCGATAAAGGCCGACACCCTGTTTTGCATTTTCAGTTGAGAGAATATCCCTTCCACGAAAAACGCAGTTTTTCGCCAAAAGGTTTTTCTTTGGTACTTTCTTTTTCCTTAAAAAAGAAGGAACTCCGTCTCTCCGTGTGTCCTGTTCAAGGGCTTTTCAAGGAGTTTGGGGACTTTTTTTCTTGCGCTTATGAGGGTGCCGGCTTCGTGAGGGAGGACGGCGTTCTTCTTTCTTTTCGGGAGAAAAGAAAGAAGAACCAAGAAAGAAAAGCCGCGTCCGTCAAACTTCGTTTGCCGGGGGACTTTTAAGGAAAAGAGGCTCGGTCATAGGGTACCGGCCTTTATTGAGCCGGCACCCTCACAGAATGCAGGAAAAGAGGGTCGGAAGATAAGTTTTCCGAAAAACCTGATGCGCTTTGAAACGAGGGGCTGAAAGTTGATCGGTGCACGAAAACATCTCATAAAACCTTTCCGAAAAACGTAGTTTTTCGCCAAAAGGTTTTTCTTTGGTACTTTCTTTTTCCTTAAAAAAGAAAGTACACCGTTCTCCTCGTCTCCCCGTTCTCCTCGTCTCCCCGTTCTCCCCGGCCTCTGAATCAGTGGTACTTGGGCAGGTAATCGCCGTGGGCCACGATGAGATCGTCCACCATTTTCTTGATGGTGTCGATGTCCAGCTCGCTGGCGGTGTGGGGGTCCAGCATGGCGGCCTGATAGATATGCTCCAGCTTGCGGGTGCGAGCGGCCTCGATGGTCAGCAGCTGCACGTTCACGTTCGTCATATTCATGGCCGCGCACTGAACGGGCAGAGCACCCACGTAGCATCCGTGCACGCCGTAAGCGTCCACCAAACAGGGCACTTCCACGCAGGCTTCCGCGGGCAGGTTGGTGATCAGTCCGGTGTTCAGCACGTTGCCGCCGATCTTGTAGGGGTTGCCGGTGACGATGGCTTCCATAATGTGGGAGGCATATTCCCGGGAGCGCTTGTGTTCCTTCACGCCGCTCTCCAGAAGCTCCGCGTATTCCTTCTTCCATCCGTTGATCTGATTCACGCAGCGGCGGGGGTATTCATCCAGAGGAATGTTGTATTTGTCGATGAGCTCGGGATACTTGCTCTTGATATAGAACATATTGTATTCTGCGTTGTGCTCGCTGGATTCGGTGCAATAATAGCCGAAATGCTTGATATATTCCAGACGGACCTTGTTTTTGCATTCGGGATCGGCGATTTTGGCGTCGATGAGGGACTTGATTTCGGGATACAGATCCACCCCGTTCTTATCCTTCAGCTCCAGCAGCCAGCCCATGTGGTTGATGCCGGCGATGAGCTCCTTGGCACCCTCCAGCCGGGCCAGGTCCAGACCCAGCGTCCTGAAGAGAGACTCGGAACAAACCTGAACGCTGTGGCACAGACCCACCGTCTTCACGCCCGTGTATCTCTGCATATAGCCGGAAAGCATGGCCATGGGGTTGGTGTAATTCAGGAAGAGAGCGTCGGGACAGACTTCCTCCATATCCGCGGCGAAGTCCGCCATAACGGGAATGGTGCGCAGAGCGCGCATGATCCCGCCGATGCCCAGGGTGTCTGCAATGGTCTGCCGCAGACCGTACTTCTTGGGCACCTCAAAGTCAATGATGGTGCAGGGGTCGTAAAGGCCCACCTGAATGGCGTTGACCACGAAATCCGCACCCCGCAGGGCGTCCTTTCGGTTCTCTACGCCAAGGTAGCATTCGATTTTTCCGTAGCCGCCCATGGTCTTGCGCATGGCTTCCAGAATCGTTTCGCTCTCCTTCAGCCGGTCTCCGTCAATGTCGTAGAGGGCGAAGGTGCTGTCTCTCAGCGCTTCGGAGCACATGCAGTCCCCAATAACGTTGCGGGCAAAGACGGTGCTGCCAGCGCCCATGAATGTGATTTTTGCCATAGTCGTATCCTCCTTGCGGTGGTTTTATTTTTTCCTTATTTTGATTTTATCAAAAAATTCGTTTTTTTTCCATTGCTATTCGTGATAAAAACTTGTATAATTGTTAGATAAGGAGGGATTTGTTATGGTTCGTTCTGAAATTGTCATCAATTATAATTACGGCGGTCTGAATCCGGTTCAGTTCGGACGAGAGAACTGCGCCCCCGGCCACGCATACGGGCCGGCGGTGCGGACCCATTGGCTGCTCCATTATATCCGGTCGGGAAAGGGGATTTTCGTCCGGAATGGGGAGCGAATACCGGTGAATCCGGGGGAAATTTTTGTGATTTCCCCCTACGAGAAGACCTTCTATCAGGCGGACGGGGCCGAACCGTGGGACTATATCTGGATCGGATTCACGGTGGAGGGAGACGTTCCGGAGGTTTTTGGTCACCCGGTGCTGAAATGCCCGGAGGCGGGGGTGGTGTTTGAAGAGATGTGTTTTTGTTGGAATTACGATAACGGCAGAAGCGCATTCCTTGCGGCCTGTCTTTGGAAATTGGTGGGGTTGCTTCTGGAGGCTGGGAAGTCCGGGACCGACTACGTGGACAAGGCTCTGAACTGTATCCACTCGGAATATTCCACCGGAATTACCGTCAGCGAAATTGCACGGCGGCTAAATCTGGACCGCAGTTATTTTTCCACGGTGTTTTCTCAGAAGGTGGGGATGCCGCCCCGGGACTATCTGCGGACCTTTCGGATGAACAAGGCGGCAGAGCTGATGACCCTTTACGGGGAAAAGCCCTCCACCGTAGCTCTTTCGGTGGGGTACGGGGATCTGTTCCATTTCTCCAAATCCTTCAAGCAGCACTTCGGCCTCTCCCCCCGGGCTTACCTGCGGACCCACAAACCCCTGCGCTGAGGCGGGGGACGCGTGGGAGAGACGGGGGGGGGAACGGCGTACTTTCCTTTTTTAAGGAAAAAGGAAAGTACCAAAGGAAAAACCTTTTTGGCGAAAAACTGCGTTTTTCGGAAAAGGGTGGGTTGTTGTGCTTTCGGCTTGGTCACAGGGTACCGGCCATAACGAAGCCGGCACCCTCATTGGGAGCATGAAAGGGCTTTTTGAAAGAAAGAAGCTTTGCGTTTCACCTGTCTCCTCTCGGATAGCGATAAAGCGAAAGAAGATGCACCCCAATTAAGCCTTCCCCTGGAAGGGGAAGGGGGACCGCGAAGCGGTGGATGAGGTTGACCTTTCCTTTTTAAGGAAAAGCAAAGGACCGTTTGAAAGAAAGAAGCTTTGCGTTTCATCCGTCCCCTCTCGGATAGCGATAAAACGAAAGGGGTGGAACATCATTAAGCCTTCCCCTGGAAGGGGAAGGGGGACCGCGAAGCGGTGGATGAGGTTGACCTTTCCTTTTTAAGGAAAAGCAAAGGACCGTTTGAAAGAAAGAAGCTTTGCGTTTCATCCGTCCCCTCTCG